ATGATCGTCGTCCCCGCCGACGCTGTCGCGAACGGTCTCTCCGCTGGCTCGGTCGCGCCAGGTCTCGCCGCCGTCATCTTCCTGGTGACCTTCGTCGGTCTCGCTCTCCGTTGGGCGCGCTGGGCAGGGCGGTCGGTCTGATGTTCACGGCCCTGTTCGTCGGCATCATCCTCGGGTTCGTCGCCGCCGCGGTCGGCGCGCTGTGATCCCCCGCCCCAATCCGCCGTTCACCACGACCACCGACATGCCGTGGTGTGACCGCACTTGGCTCGACCGGTGCAAGCCCCACTTCCTTCCACCGGGACATCAGGACTTCTTCTATGCCACGCCGATGGCAGTCATTCTGCTACTGTGCGCGGCTATTGCTGTGTGGGCCGTTCGTCGGCCCCCCAAGGTTCACGAGGGGAGGTAAACATGAACAAGAACAAGGCAAAGATCGCGGCTGTGATCAGCGCTGTTGCGATGGTGCTCGGCTTCGCCGGTCCCGCGTTCGCAGCGACCACCGCCGTGCCGGCCGACCCCTCGGCCGGCGCGATGGACACCGTGCAAAACGGTGTCATCGACTGGGTCACCACGTACGGCGCTCCGGTGCTGTTCGCGCTGATCCTGCTGGGCATCCTGGTGCGCCTCGCGGTGCGCTGGGTCAAGAAGGCGGGCCGCAGCGTGTGACCCGCCGTGACTGGGTCCGGTTCCCCCCGAGGAATCGCCTGGAACCCTGTTCCTCCGGCAGTCGTGTCCCCCGAGACCCGGGGGGAGCCGGACCCAGTCAACCCACACCACCGACGCCCGAGAGGAGGCACCGTGAAGAAGCGAGTCCTACGAATCATCGCCAGCGTTCTGTTCCTCGCTGGCTTCCTGATCTTGCAGAACACGACCGACGTGTTCGCCACCACCGTCACATCGAGCGCGAGCTACGTCGGCTCGAACTGCATCATCTCCGTCGACAACGGCGCAACCCAGCTCAGCGCATCGTCTGGCACGAGGAACTTTCAGCTCAAGTGCTACTGGTCTCAGGCGGCACTCTCGAACGTGTCCGGCTTCCAGGCTGAGGGCAAGCCGTTCTCCGTGTGCAGTGGCGCGAGCTGTACCGACATCTCGATGAACGGCAAGACGCTCCAATGGCAGGAGTACACCGGCACGCCCGGCACGAACCCGGGCCTCCGCCACGGCTCGCAGACAGGCGGCACGCAGTGCACCGTGTCGAACTTCCTGCGCACCGACGCGCAGAACACCCCGTACTACGGGGCCTGGTCGTGGACCTGTTCAAGCTGGGCGAACTGGTTCGGCACGAACCTGGTCAACATCAACAACGCGAACCTCATCGTCTCCGGTTCCGCTACGTCGAACACCGGACAGGCGCACGCCTGCGGCACCGAGATCCCCGGCTCGGCCACGAGCTGGGCAGGCTCGTGCAAGCTCGTGTCAGTCGCATCGTTCGCCACCACCCTGCCCGACTACCGGTGGACCGTCACCGAAAACTGCGAAACCGTCGCCGTCACCGTCTCCCCGACGCAGGCCATCGAGCACGAGGGCGACACCCTCACGTTCTCCGTCACCGTCAACCCGACCTATCCGGTCGCTGACGTATCCGTGCGCGTCCGGTTCTCCGACACCTGGACCGTGGTCAAGCCGACCGGCTCGATCGGGTCAGGGCCGTTCACGAACACGGTCACCGTCTCACCAGGCCCGGACACGGCACGCGACAACATCGAGATCCGCTGCTATGACCTGACGACCAACAAGTACCGGTACGTCTACTACGGCGCACAAGCCGACTTTCTCGCCAGCGACACCCGGGCCTGTCTGATGGTCCGCACCGTTTGGCCGGCCATCGGCAAACAGGATCTCGCCATCGGCCAGGTCATCAACCTCACCGCATCGTTCTCCGGCGTCGGGCCTGCCACCGGCACACAGGTGCAGATCCAGTACGCCACATGGGACAGCTCAGGGTCGAACGGTCCGCCAGCGTTCTCCGGCATGACCTACACGACCGCCAAGACCCTCACCCTTGGCGATGATGGTGTCGCCGTGCCACTGACGGCCGCGTACACGACGAACGCGCTCCAGTTCGTGATTCGGTGTCAGGACGCGCAGGGCTACTACTACGGGTCGGCGTTCTCGGCCTCGAACTTCCTCAGCGGACTGCCACAGAACGGGGACGATGAGCAGAGCTGCTACGCAATGTCCGGTATCGGTCTCAACCCGTCGAGCTGGGTGCCCGGCCTCACCCGCATGGGGTCGTGTGTGCTCAAGTGGCTGTTCATCCCCACCTCCTCGCAGACGCAGGCGCTCTACGACACCGCGAGCACGCTCACCACGAAAGCACCGATCTCGTACGTGACGACCGCCGTGTCCATCGTGACCGGTGTACTCACCGGAGCGGGCGACTCGATCACCGCCAACAACGGCGGATGCCTCTCGCTCTACTCGGTGCTTCCGTCCTACACGTACCACGGAGCACACACCGTGCCCGGCTCGGTATCGGGCGGTGCGTGCTCGTCGGCGTTCACCGGCTCGTCCGGCACCCAGCTCAGCACGACTCGAACGATCCTCGGCTACCTGTTCTGGGCAGGCGCACTCTGGTCACTGTTCCTCGCAACCCGAAAGGTGGTCATGTGATCGTCGGCGCAGTGCTCACCCTCCTCCGTCTCATCATCGCCGGACTCAACGCGCTCCTACCGACCGCCACCCTGACCGGCATCCCGTCGTCCATCTCGAACCTCGCCACGACCATCGGCACGAACCTCGGTGCAATCAACCCGTACTTTCCGGCCGCTGAGCTGTTCACCTACCTCGGCTGGCTCTGGCTCTACTGGCTGCCCGGCGTGCTCGCGTACTCGATCGTGTTCTGGATCTACCAACACCTGCCCGTAGTGGGGAACGGCTGATGCACGGCGGACTGTGGGTACTCGCAGGGCTGGCGCTCGGCCTCGTGTCGCTGCTCGTCATGTTCATGCGCCTGTCGTTCCGTGGCGGTCGCACGCTGCGCATCGGCAAGGTGACCGGCGTCATCGGCCGCAAAGGGCACGGCAAGTCGCTGTTCCTCGTGCACGAGATGTTGCGGTCCGCTGGACAGGTCCAGCTCTGCCCGATCTGCACGAACCGGGAAGGCCACCGAGTCACCCACCGGATTACCGTCGCCTCGAACTGCGAGCTACAGCTACCCGCCAAGCTCCAGCCGTACTACCGGTTCATCGACTGCTGGGACGACCTGTACGACCTGCCACACATGACCCTTGCCGTGGTCGATGAGATCGGAATGGCCGGATGGGCACCGGCCGACCAGACCTACCGTCTCCCGAAAAAGGCGGTGTGGTTCCTCGCCCAATGTCGCAAGCTCGGCATCGAGTTCATGTGGTGCGCGCAGCGTGAGGACCGGGTCACGGTCGGCTTGCGGTCGCAGACCGACGAGGTTGGCTACTGCGCTCGTGGGTACCTGCGCACCATGCGCGTCCGGTTCGTGGAACCCGAGGACGTGCCCAAGCTGCGCAGTCGGGCAAAGGGCTTCCGCCCCGACTGGGTGTACCGGTACCGGGTGACGCGCCGTCTCGCTCGTGCGTACAACACGTTCCAGCTCGTCGCCCACGACGAGCCTGCGCCCGAGATGGACGACGCCGAGACCGTGAACGAGCAGAAGCCCCGTAAGGCCCCAGGACGGCCGAAATTGGTGCGTCCGGCACAGAGTGACCAGACCGACGACAGCGCCGAAACACTGACAAGTACAGCTTGACATTCCGCCCGAGCTCCGGCATGATGGTGGTAGGGGAAATGCCCCTACCACGGAGGACAACATGAACACCTACACACTCAGGAACCCGAGGGTCCGCACGACCATCGAATGGACCGAGGCCGGAGNGCTCNCAGAGCTGGCCGTCGAGCTGGACGGAGACACGATGATCTTCGCCGTCGAGCTGAACGCCTACCGGCCGACCGGCCGCGTGAACCTGTACTCCATCGCCTGCCCGAACTGGCACACCGTGCGGGCCACGCTGACCGAAAGCATCCCTCTCCCCGAGGGTGAGGAGGAAGCCGAGTACGTCCGTGGCCGGTTCGTGGACGACCTGCTGCACAGCCTGCGGGAAGTCGTGGAAGTGCGTCGCGGCCGGTACACGACGGAGTCAGACCATGTGTGACTACTTCCCCGCCACCTGCTCGAACGAGAACACCGGCATCGTTCGCCATCCTGCGCTCGGTCTCATCCCGATCTGCGAACCATGCTCCCGGGTCGTGGACCGCGTGTACGGCGGCAGGGTCGGCCGCTACGTCGAGCTGTGCGGCCTCGTGCCGACGATCGTGGTCGAGCGTGGCGGTTCTGCTGCGGCCGTCCAGCTCGTCACCGTCGCCACTTCCTGGAACATGACACCGGCCGCGTACTGGCGTGCGCTGCGCTCGATCTACGGCATTGACGAGGCCATCGGGCAACTGGCGGTGACAGCGTGAACGCCGAGCATGATCCGTGGTGTGAACGGTGCGGCTACCGCAAGTCGGCCCACACGGCTCAGCCGAAACCGGTCGGATGCTGCGCCGACTTCCAATATTGGGTGTTCGGCAATGAGCTGACCGTCCCCGATGAATACCAAATGCCCCGGGCTGCGAAGAAGCGTCGGAGGAAGTCATGACCGGCAAGCTTGTAGAGCCGACCGATTACGCATCGTTCTGTCGGCGCATCATCCGGTCGCTCGGTCAAAGGGTCGGAGACGCAGACCCCGAGTCGCTGCGCTACTTCCAGGAACTGCGCGACCTGCTCACGAAGGCAGAAGATCGGGCGATGGTCGCGCTGACCGAGGCCGGATACTCGTGCGCCGAGATGGCCCGGGTGCTCGGTGTCACCCGTCAGGCAGTGCACCAGCGTGTCCAGCGCACGAGGAGCGCACAGTGAGCGCCGTGCAGGATGGCGCACGGGTGTACGTGACCGCTGACCCGGCAGGCATCGGCCCCACACTTGACGCCGCCGTGACGCCCGGTGTGCGGTCCGTCGTCGTGTGTGGTGCGCGGCCCGGCTACGGCAAGTCGGGTGTCGAGCAGTGGGCCGCGATGACCGGCCGATGGCTCGCGCTCGACAAGCCGTGGGTGACCCGCTCAGCGTTCCGGGGCCGCTACGGCATCGGAGGGCGCACCGTGCACGTCACCAGGGCAGAACCGTGGTTCGGCATCGCAGACCCGACGACCGTCTACGGCGCGGCCCGGGTGCTGTCCCATGTGCTCGGCTCGTGGGACGTTCGCCCGGTCGGCACGCCCGGCAAGACCGGCTTTGCTCTGCTCGCCAAGATCTCGCCAGGACTCGAGAACTGGCCGACGTGCCCGCCCGAGATTCGTGACCTGTTGTGGGAGACGACCGGACAGGGCCGTTTCGAGATCTACCCGAACCGTGGCGGGGACCTGCTCGTCGGAGTCGATGCCCGATTCCAGTACGGCGCCCTGTCGCTGCTCGAACTGCCAGCCGGTACGCCGCGCCGTGTGGACCGCATTGATGACCTGTACGCCCCGTCGTGGGTGCACGTCGAGTGGACACCGCCACCGGGCGCACGCGTCGGCGCTCTCCCGTTCCGCATGGGCAAAAACTGGGAGTGGCCCACCGATGGCGGACCGTGGCGCTCGTGGGTGAGCGGTGCCGAGCTGCACACCGCCGACGAGTGCGGCTACCGGTTGCGCGTCCTCGACGCCGTCGTGTGGCCCGAACGGCGCAAGCCTCTCGCCTCATGGGCGCGTGCTCTCATCGGCCAGCGCGCCCGCGTCGAGCGGATGCCGATGGACCCAGCCGTCCGAGCTGCTGTGCGCGGCGCACTGCGGGCCATGCTCGTGCAAACCATCGGATCACTCCACCGGGGGACCTTGTCCGTTTCATCTGCTCCGGCAGATGAAACGGAGAAGGCCCGGCCGGAGTGGTCAACGGCGCTTTGGGGCCTGGCCCGCAACCGGCTGTACTACGCGCTCGAACGACAGACCGCTCCGCTCGTGGCCTGCGCGCTCGACGCCTATTACGTGGCAGGGGAACCGGTGAACCTGCCCGACGACGGCAAGCCCGGGCGATGGGTCGAGACCCACCGCTCGACCGACTGGCCGGCGCTCAAGAACCTCGCCGCGCTCTACAAGTGGACAGGAGGAGAGTGATGGGACGCATGTTCCGTTCGCCGTCGTGGCGGACCATCGAAGATCTCGAACAGCTCAAGTGGCTGCGGCACGCCGTCGCCCNCGAGCGTGAGTCGAAGCTGTGCAGGCTCGTGGCCCGCTCCGGTTTCGTCACCCAGCAGTCCGCCCGACTGATGGCCGACGAGGCAACCCGACACGGTTGGAAACTGCCGCGCATCGGCCGACTCGGCAAGGTCTCGAAGTGA